CATAAAAAAAACGCCACCCGAAGGTGGCGTTGCAGTTGAGTTTTAATCTTCTGCTAGAGACTTAAAGTAGTCGAGTTCTTCATCTTCAATATCTGGTGAAGAACGTGGTGTAAAGTCTTCAGCCTTGCCTTTTGATACAGGCGCAGCACCACTTAGACCCAAAACTTTATCTAGTTTAGCCTTCAGTTCATCATATGACTTAAAGTGTTTAGGATCAAGAAACTCTTTAAGTGAGTATTCTTTTTTCCACAATGCTTCAAGTTTAGCATCATCACCACCAAGCAAAGGCGATGAACTTTCAAATTCAGACTTGTCGTAGTTGCGATAACCCTCAACTTGACGAATCTTCAGTTTGAAGTTTGCACCTCCCCAAAAATCAAACGGATTAATGGGTTTTTCATCCTCAAACTGAGGATTCATTGCCTCTGTAATCTTATCGAAGATTTTTTTACCAAACTTGTAAAGTCTGACTTGACCCTCGTTATCTGGATTTTTAGGATCAGAAACAACATAAATGTTTGCAATATAAAACAAACGGCGTTTCTGTTTACGTGCAATTTCTTTGTTTGCTTCGATACCAGAATTCCACAAAACAGAATTATATTCTGAAACTGGATCTTTCTGATTCAAAGTAGTCAAAGAATTTTCAATGTACCATCCACCTGGACCTTGAAAGCCATGGTCGAACAAACGAACCCATGGTAATGCTTCATCACCATCTGCTGATGGTCCAGGTAAGAAACGAATAACTGCCATGCCGTTACCGGCTTTATCTACTTCTGGCTGCCAAAAGCGTTCATCACCTTTAGAACCTTTGGAGCCTTCTGTGGGGGTATTGATTGATTCAACCGCCTTTGTGAGTTTTTGAAAATCGGTGCGGTTGTTTTTTAGTTTGGAAAAGTCCATTTTTTACCTCGTATAAAAGTTGTATTAAAGAGTGTGTGCATCTTGTCCACATGATTCATTATATACTTGTATATATGTATCGTCAAGAATAGACTGCACTGTTTTTATCGTTTTAGCCGTATCTTTGTGAAGAATGCCTATGCCGCCAGCCATATTAAAATCATCAATGACATCTTGCGTATCATCAATTAATATAACATCAGATTTCGCATAGTTAGCCTTCAGATGACGACCAGGTACGATATTGGCTATAAAGTCTATGTGATGTCTTTTCAGCCAGACCTTTTTCTGCCGTTTCACCTCTTCGTGATGCAAACGACCACCAGAAGATGAAAGTATTTCTACAGGTATATCAAGTGAGATGATATACCTCAATAACTCTTTGCCGCCAGGATACCAATCTAGCGTTTCAAAATTTCTACCGTCAACAAATGTATTCCATTTATCATCGTGTTTTTCACCACGCTCACGACTACTTGCAGCTTTCTGTTTAAAGACTTCTCTGTATCTTTTATTAAAGTCTGACAAAACACCATCCATATCTAAGTAGATTTTAGTTATTCGCATCATATTCTTTCTTCAGTATAATCTTATATTTCGTTGGTTCAAATTGTATAAACGGTGTATATTTTTTTATCCTTCTGCTGACATTTGGATAGTGAATCGTGTCACTGATTTTCTTATCCCATGACGGCAAAAAGTTCAGTATCTTATTCAGTATACAAATCGATTCAAGTGAAATTTCATCGTGTAAAAGTTTCTGTAGCAATACTGGATACTCACCGTCATGTATCATAAATGATGCATTAGCGTCTTTATGACTCATTAATGATGCAATCTCATTTGTGAAGGTGTATGTCAAAGACTGAATAATCTTCTGACGTTTACGATACTCAATGTCAGCATCATTAGTCAGAAGATGTCCTATCCATACATCATGGTTAAGCACCAAATTAGCAACAATATAATCGCGGCATATGTCATCATTTGTGAATCTCCGGCTGAGTTTGTAAAAATGCCACTTATCTTTTCGATTCTCAAATGCAACAATGCTTGTGCTTACTTTACCGTTATACTTAAAGTAATCGTAAGAATCTGAATTAAAGTGGAGTTTAAGAGAAGTGTATAAACAGAATGCTTCATAACCTGTCATATCGGTAAACGATTACCTTTCACTTTTAACATGTTCAAACGCTCTGCTTGCTCATGAATCTTTGATTTAAGATTTGGTGTAATGAGTGAAGCAGCAACTTCTAATTCTAATCCAGTCTCTTTGCAGTGTTCAGTAATAGCCTCAAGATATGTGTAATCTGTATTGGCTACCAACTGCTCTATGCGTATAGAGAACTTGAGCATTTCATCTTTTGTAGGCATTATTTCTCAGAAGTTGGAACTACAGGTGAATAAACATAAACTTCATCGCCATTTTTATTTTGAGCAAATGGCCAGTTATTGTTTGGTATATTGCTGAAATCAAAATTTGCTTGATAATTTTCTTTTTCAGTATTCACAACATATTCAGTCTCATCCCACGGCATAATTTCAAGTCGCCCATCAATTATATAACCACAACCTTGTAAAAAATCACGAAATTGATCAAGGATATCATTAAGAAATAATGCATTACAATTCATTTCCAAAGTTCGTTCACCTTCATTTGAATCAAAATGAAATGTGAAGTTGTGGTTGTCATTATCAAAATCCATAATATAATCTCCGTTTATTTACGATTAGCGGCGTGTGCGATACAAACAATGTCATCACTCTTGGCATATGAACACCTTACAGCCAGTGGATCAATGCCCTTTGCGATTGCGTTTTCAATATTTGCTGCCATAAGTTTACGATCATTCAAACCGTAAATACAAGTCGCAGCAACGATTGAAAGTAAAACCAAAGTGATTGATACTGTGGTTATACTACTCAATCCTTTTTCCATTATCTTCTCCTTTTTACTTGATAAAATACTCATGAATTTTTCTTTGCCTTGTTGTAAAATAAATGTCTGCCGATTTGCACAGTGTATCTCATGTTATTCCAACCAGGTTTTACATAGTCTGCGTGAAAGAACAATGCACCTCTCGTTGGATCTTTGAATTTTTCAGTATAAAGATAAAACGACAACGCTAAGTTCATAACACTATTATATAATGAATTACTCTCTACTGTCAAGAGTCCTTTTCTCATCACATCTTTTGGACGATTCTCACATACCCATGAGAATTGACAAACACTACCAACTCTTTGCTTAACTACGCCACAATATGTGTCAGGAAAAACTCCTGATTGCATACGATTGTGTGTAACGAATGCGACTGCTATTTGACCGAGTTTGGGTTCCGAACCCGCTTCAAAATACATATTCTGTGCAAGACATTCTACTTCCGCCCTTGCATCGGGTGATAAATCTTCTAGTTGAACTTTTGGTTCAATCGGTATGTTTATTTGTGCTGCTGCATGACCAATATAGACAACGAATGCTGCAAAGATACTACAAAGTAATAGTGTAATGTAACGCATAATTCTCCTTGTTAGTTAGAGGTGTGCCGAAGCACACCCGTTCCCGTCAGGCAGATTTTTTGCTCTGTGTTTTTTCTGCTGTGATATTAGAAACGAATCCATTCAAGGCTTGTGCCTTGGCAATGATATCGCTTTCTGAGGGATAAGATGGAAATGATGGGTGTTCAGGTATTGCTTGCCCGTTTAGTTTAGCGGACTCTACCTTCACATGCCATTCATTTGTTAGGCGGTCTTTGTTAGAGTGATACTCTTCTAACAGAAGTCCTTGTGCCATTTTTAGAAGTTCAAGACGAATCTCGAATGGTGTAAGATTACTCATGTGTTTCTCCTGTGTGTGTAATACTGGCGATTGTGTGTGTGATGCCAGTATTTTTATTTAGTCATTTAAAGTTTCGTAGCACGTGTTTCACGACATAATTTCCGCATCTCTGGTGTAAAATCAGGAGATATTTCACTCAGACCACAATTGACATATGCACCCTTTGGTTGCGGCACAAATACAATCAGAAACATGAATAGAAGAACGGCTCCACCAATCAGTAAAAAAGATTTACTCATATTAATCCCAAAGTCCTCTGTAATATTTACCGAACAAACGAAAACCGTTATCAATACGGTCATAAACTTTTTTCATACCATCATAGTCACATTCGTATGTGTGATTAGGTCCATTTTCAAATGTGTAGAGTGTTGGTTTACCATTTTCATCCCATTCACATGGCACAGAGTGTGTGTCAATCTCACCAGAACGATACGCTTCTTCCCATGAATCATCAACGAAATGTTCAAAGGCAAAAATCATTTCGTTCAGCACCCATTCCCAACGACGATGTGTGATGTCCCACGAATCTTTTTGATATTGTTCATCATCTTCAAACTTCAATATAAACTGTGATGAGCCATCATCATAACCAGTCATGCGTAGTTCTTCTGGTACATCTTCAATATCAACCATTGGTGAACCGTGTTTGGTATCACGCAGTTGTTTCAGCATCGGCAAAATAATATTTGCTAATGTGTGATCCATTGACCACGTATCATACTTGTCAATGTGTATTTTGATTTTGCGTTTTTTATGTTTGTCAATCCACAAAAAGAAATCATTCAGTAAAGATGATTTGCCATTTTTGTCTTCAGAAAGCCATGTGCCGAAGTTATGAACCCATTCTGGTTTATCTTTGTAGCCATACTCGTCAGGCACTTTTTTTACCCAAAAGCAAAGCAGTTCTGCTAGTTGATAGGGACCGAACCAGTTTGTATAAGGACCAATATTTACTTTCATGATATATCTCTGAATTTGATGTGAGTTGTTTTGGTAATAAGGTACAACTCACTTAAACCCCAGCAAGGCTATTTAAGCAGCCATTGCGTAGTAATTATCGTTTGCGGATAATTTATTTGCTTGATTTACAGTCATCGCCTACTGTGTTGCCTTCTCTGCTATCTCACCCTGTCGAAACCAAGTCTAGCCCATCAAAAGTATTCTCACGGTTTATCTTTCCGTTCCCAACTCCATGGACAAGAATACTTTTGGTGGACTAGGTGGGAGTCGAACCCACGTCCAGAATGCCTTCACTTTGAAGGAGTTACAACAATTCCTTCCTCTTTCAATATTGCATTAAATTCATTTCGTTTTGTTGCATACCAACCCCAAGCACCAAAAAATGTTTCACCTGGATTTGGTCCTTGTTCTCTCAGATATTCATCTAATTTTTCATCGTATTCTTTTTCACTAATTTCCATAATTACTCCGTTGTGAATCTTGCAGAACTTTTCGCTGTTCTTCCAGGTTTCAACGGTTTATCTGACTTCGGTTTCATTTCTGTCTGAAACGGTGCATGTGGCTTATTATAAGCCATTTTACCTACTGTCTCTGTCTTGCCGTGTCCTGGGAAGCCCGTTTTGTTTGTTCCGTGTAGGGTTGCTGTTTTTCCATCATGATGTAAGATTGAGTCTTGATTATAATGTTCTCCATGTTTTTTAATATCATGGAGTAGTTGTTTGCCGTGTTCATCTCCCTTTCCTTTTGCATGTACCAATATAGACTTTTCTTTACCACCTTCCCAATGACCTTCAACTTCCTTGTGAGTGTAGCCTTGTGCAGTCAGTTTCTTTTTAAGTTCTTCATGATGCTTTTTATTTTGCTCTGGCGATACTTCATCATGTGGTCGCTGTGAGGAAATAACAGCATAGTGCCTACCCTCTTCAGCGTGTTTATGCAATCTTGCCAGCGGATTGCCTTCATCTAATTGTGTATGTTGTTTGAATGATAGCATAGTGCCTCCAACTTGTCAAGCATATTTATCAATATACTCCATTAGAGGTTGCCGATAATCATGAATTTGTCGTTCAAATACCTGTGCATCACCCTCTTCGGTCGCAATCAACACCACAATATCATCAATCCAAATACCAGTTCGTTCAGCAAACATCAGCGCATATGCTGTACACTGCATAAAATAGTTCTGTATGTAATCTTCAGACTTTTGTTTGGTGGATGTTTTAAAGTCAATGACTGACAATTTACCATTCCACTCAGCAATCAAATCCACACGACCAGCAACTCGGAGTTTGTCAGAATATAGTGCTTGTTCTTGTGTGTAGACCTTACCAACATTATCGTCAATAATTGGTTTAATCTTGAAAAATAACTCCTTCAGATCAGGCATCATCAATTGCATTTTGAATTCAGATATCTCGTTATTAAGATAATCTTCGCAAATCTTATGCACTTTGGTACCACGATTGGATGCTTTGCGCGATATCTCATTTGCGCGTTCTTCACCTACAGCCTGACGCCATTCATAAATGGCTTTTTTGCCAAAATGAGAAAGCACCGTAGTGATAGACTTATACTGATTGCCCTCTGGCGTAGTATACAGTCTACCACTATCGGTGGTTTCTGCTTTTAGATCAAATTGTAGTTGTGGTAAACTTACATGTTCAAATATTCGCATTATGTAACGTAGTGACTTCGGCCGTGATAGGGGTAATTCTGTCTAATATATTTCTTTTCAATCTTTGCAGTGGTGTCTTTTTCAATTTCATCTATTTCTGTCATCATTTCTTTTTCAATTTCTTTGGTGATGTATTCATTCAACATCGCTACTTTTTTCTGCAAAGATTTTTTAGCCATATATGCTCCTTGAGTAAAGTTCGCATGATATAGTTACTACCCAAATTTTCCTAAATGTTTATCAACAATTCTTTGTGTTTGTGATTCTTTAATAGATTTCTTACCGTGTTTGTTAGCAACGGAAGATTGTTTGTGATTTTCGGAAACTTTTGCTAGAACTTCTTTAAAACCATCTGGTATTTTACCAGTAATTGATACGCCACTTACAGTAGAGGTGGCGCCGATAATTTGTTGGATATGTGGATTTGATTTGAGATATTCTTCACGTGCAGAAATGCTCATGAATTGCTCAAACTCTTCACCAGTTTCAGTATTATAAAAATCGTAAGTTGGCATATTCTTATATAGTCAAATACCACTGAGGTGCTGAACGTTTTGTCCAACGTGCAAAGTGTGTTTTCTTCTCATTGTAATATTTATGATATGATGCCAGAGAATTGTTCATTATTTTGCAGTCATCAGGCATTGCAGGTGTTGGTTCAGTCTCACGTAGACCAACAGGAATTTTTTCTGGTAGTCGTGCAAGATCATCCCTCAGGCGCGCACATGCATGGATTTTACCATAACGATATGTATACTCATCGAGCAAATGACACCACATGTCATACAGCCATTTGTAGTTCAGGTGATTTGCTCTTGCCCAAACATTTGATGGATGATTAACATGTGATGCCTTCATCAAACGCTGTTCACGTTCATCAGGTAAGCGCCAACGCTTAATCTTACGACCATTTGCAGTTAAGTCATAATACTCTTGACCATCACGAATACGATGCGCCGTTGACAATAATTGTGCATACTCAATGATCATCTTTACCACGTGCTTATCGCAGTGGTATTCGGCGCATGTTTTTGGATCGTGATCTAGGTAAAAAATATTCATTCTTGTTTATCGTCGTTGTCCGGCGGTGTCATCTTAC